ATTAAACTCTAGCCTATTTTTTAATGCACCAGCTACAACAGTTTGTACAGTAAGTTGACTATCTTCTGAACCATTTGAAGCATCTCTTATTTTCGAAAAGATTGTTGCTGCTGTAAAATCATTAGTACCGTCGTCATACCCTTTCCATTGTATTTTGCCCAAAATATCATCATCTGCCCCAGCCTGACCAGGGTTTCGAAGTAATAAAAGAACTGGTCCAACACTCGCATCTGTATCAGTAGATACTAATGTAAGTGTGTCAGAGTTGTCTGCTACTGTAATTGTTGCTTTAGCAGAAGAGGTTATAGAGCCATCTACTTGTAACGTAGAAGCCATATCAACCGCACCATCTATATCCACCACGTCTAAGTTAGATGTTCCGTCTACGTCTAAGTCTCCGTTAAAGTCTGCATTACCAGCTAAAGTTAAGGTAGAAGCCATATCAACAGCACCATCTATATCTACTACGTCTAGGTTAGATGTACCATCAACGTCTATAGCTCCTGATATATCAAGAGAAGTAGCTGTTAAAACACCTGTAACACCTAAAGTACCGCCTATGGTTGCATCATCTGTAACTGTAAGATCGTCTTGTACTTTAAGGTCTACAACATTCAAACTAGCAAAAGCATCAACTACTTTAGCTCCACTACCAGCTCCATCTAGGTAAACTGCTTTAGTATCTCCTGGAGGTATAGTTACTGTTGCACCAGAACCTTGTTTAATAATTATGTTTTGCGAACCACTTGTCCCATTTTCAATAAAGTGCATTCTATTTACAGTATTAGGAGCTATTGTAATTGTACAGGCTGAATCTAATGTACCTGTATATTCAATATACATAGCCCTGCCTGGATCAGTTGCTCCATCGGCTACTGTAGTAGTATGGGTGTCTGCGTTGGTGGTGATACCTTCTGTTCCGTAACCTAAAGCTTCACCAATCAACTCTAAATTTGTATTTGTGACTGTACCCCAACTTCCTGACGCATCACCTGTCGCCATTTCGTTAAGTCTTAGATCATTTACGTATGTACTTGCCATTTATTTCTTCCTCACGTTAGTTAGATTATATACTTTTTTAACACAATAGTTAAGCTACATTTGTCCAGTTTGGGTTTTGACTATCGTTCACTGCGCTCCAACTTGGGTCTTGTGCATCATCAACTAAACTCCAAACATTAACTGTGTTTACAAAACCTGTTACTTCTAGTCCTGTTACACTAACGTTTGCTTTTGCTATAACAGTTGCTGTTCCTAATGCGCTTGTTGCTTGATCTAGTGTGACAGATAAATTATTATTAGAGACTGTAGTTGCTGTGCCTATAGCACTTGTTCCTACAGTACCTGAACCTGTAAGAGTAACTATAGCTTCTCCGTCTACCGCTACAGAAAGACTACCTACCGTGCCTACCGCACCTTGTATAGTAGCTATTGCCTGAGCGTTAACACCAGCGACTGGTGCACCTGTAGTTCCTAATTGTGAAGCTGGTACTACGTTAGCTTTTGCAACAACACTTAAAGAACCAACTCCGCCTGTTGCTGCTCCAGGTGCTGAAAGTGTTACAGGTAGTGGTTCGCCAAAAGTTAGCTGACCCCAAGTCCCTCGACCCCAACCGTTAATGTTGGCCATTTAAAACTAAGCTATTCTGATAATAGCTGTGCTTGCTGCTGCTGCAGGAAAAACTATTGTAAAGTCTCCTGCTGTGGATGTTTTATCTCCACCAAAATCAATTGTAGCTACAGATTTATCACCGTTAGTGTCATTATAAATCATGCAACCTCTAGCAGTTACCGTAGCTGTGCCAAAAGTTAGATCTGCAAAATCTGTGAACCCTGTAGTTCCACCACTTGTTGGTTCAACTTTAGTTAAAGCGTTACCTCCTGCTGTGTAGTTTGTGCCACTAACTTGGTTAGTTGTTGTAAATGCTGTAGTTGCAGCACCTAACGTAGCAGAACTTGTGTATAAAGCTAATTTAAAAGCGTTACCACCAGTAGAAAAATTATGCGTAGCTTGAAGAAGTTCTTTCTTAAAGCTTGTTGTTAATGTTGATGTAATTGCCATTACTTTATCTCCGTTAATATTTTAGCTAAATCTTCATGACCTTGTTGAGTCAATAAATTCTTCATAGTGCATCTTTCACTATTGATGCTCTGCTTAATATAATAAAGTATTGTGTTGTAAATAGCTACTCGAAATGCTTCAGCTTGTTGCCTGACATGTCCTTCAGCGTTTTCTGATATTCCACATATTCTATCTGTTGCTCTTTCTGCCCAGTATTCTGGAGGATGACCTCTGTTTTGTTGGGTATCTACACCTATGCTTCCTATACTACTTACTGTTTCTATTTTTATCATATTAATATCTTTTTGCTTCTGGTGGAGTGTTTACAGTAGGGATAAGTTCTGCTTCTTTTCTTCTTCTTTTTTCTACTTCAGCACTGTACTCATTAAAACCCATTGTAAAAAATTCATCTTTATCTTCATCGATTAAAACTAAAGTAGGATTGTCCAGTCTGTGGTATCCATAAATTTTTTCTTGCACAGGCACGTCCGTGTCTAGTAAACCAGATCTAGGGGCAACACTAACCACCATCCCATTCTCTATACATTTAGCTAACCAGTACTCAACACAAGATCTGCCAGCTTCTGCAAAATGCAGATTGCCTTTATATGTAAAATCTATACCGTATAGGTCTAGTTTAGCAACTTTGTTGTATAAAGCAAAAGCTATAGCAAAAGGTACAGTATTGTTAAGATAAGAACATCTAGTTTCTTTAACTACTTCAGCTAAAGGAAACTCAATTAATCCAGGACAACGTTCGTCCAGCTCGCAGGTATATATTGGTCCAGGATGATTAAGAACAACGTCTTTCATAATTCCTGTTTGGCTTCCTGCTGCGTCAGAGTCTAAAAACCTAGAGGCTGGGTCTAGCATAAATATTCTGTCACATTTTGTGATTCCACCCATGGCATTTATGCCCCAAACTTCATCCCAAGTTTTGCTGTGTGATTTAGCTAAATGAAAATCTAATTGACTTTCTCCCATTGCGACTAGGGCGATGTGTGCGCCTTCGAGGTGCTCCAGTTTCATTACTGTGGTGATCTCCTTACTTGGTCATATCTATACTGATCTTGGGTAGATTTACCTTCGCCAAGATTTTTCAATAAAGCTATAGCTTCTTGAAATCTTTGTTCATAGATGGGTAGTGATTCATAGTTTTTTAGATAAACCATGGCTTCTGTTAAACTTCCATATAATAATGCATTAGGAGCATTATCAGATAACCAAGTTGTTCCAGAATCACCTGCCGAAGTAAGGGATGAGGGTCTAAAGAAATAATGTAACTCAAATGTATATGTTGTGTCAGGGGTTGGTGCTAATATAAAAGTATTCTCATCAAACTCTGCATAATATTTGGGTAATCCTGTTGTCGAGGATGCGGGTGTAAAATCCCGTATAAAACTTGGATGTTTCAATTGTAAATAGTTGTAATTAGAACTGCTGTCTATTACAGCTAAACTGTTAGAAGAAAGATAATCACTAGGTGATCCTATGTAAGGAGAAGAAGCTGTTGCTGTTCCTGTTACATTTTTTATAAAATCGTCTAACTGAACAGTTTTTAAGATTCTTTCTTCTGCTGTTTTTATAAAGTTAGGTAAGTTAGTTACAAAAGATGTTTCTGTTGACTCTGAATAATCTTGTATTGCTGTTTTTAAAGTAGATAAAGTCCAAGTCATCTTTTATCCTGTTGTAATAGTTAATGTTCCAACTTCACCTACTGATTTAGCTACAAAAAAGCTTGATCCTATAGTATCGTTATGAGAAACAAACATAGAAGGAGCAGTAACTCCTGAACTATTTTTAGTGTTTTCTGTTTTTACTACACCATACCCTGTTGTTGGTGCTGGTTCTGTTCCTCTAGGTTGACGTAAAGCTTCTGGATCAGTTGGGGTTATTACAGGTTCTAATTGAGGGTGTTTAGGTTCAAAACAATCAGAACAAACTTTTAAGTTATTCCACTCAGTTTTTAATTGTGTGTACTTATATACAAAGCCACACCTATCGCACTGAGCTCTAGAGTATTTACCAACAGCATACGCCATTATAAATAACTCCTATGTGGAACTAAATGCAAAGAAGCTCTTCCACGATCTTCATCTGCAGCTAATTGAAAATCTTGTTCATATTGTTGTTTTAGTAAACCAACTCTTTCTGGATTCTTTTTTAAAGCTATGTAATAAGCTAACCCACTAGCCATACAAGGCATAAATCTTGAAGGTATTTCTGGGTCTTGAGCTGATGCTGTTACATCATCTATTCTTTGTATAGTATTAGCTACTAACCTGTATGTAGCAGTAGAGTCTGGTGTTGGCCAAACTTTTACGACAGGTGTTGTTTGCCTGTCTAAAAAATATTGCGTAGGTCTTCCAGTAGAAGTTTTATCAGGTATGTTTAAATACTCTGACCTACCTATTCTAGTTAATTGTAAATCTGTTGTAGTAGATCCGTCTATTTGTCGTATAACGGCAGAAACTATATCTATATCATAAGAATTTAAAGTATAGCTACTTGTTCCTGCTGTTAAATTTGTGGTCACTTGTTCTATAGTCCAAAGGTTTACACCTCTATTAGCCCAATCTGCAAACATGATGTTCAGAGACCGTCTAGCAGTCTCTGCATCATATCCTGTCCTAAGTTCTAAACCAGCTAATTCATAAGCTTCTTCAATAGTGTCCGCTATAGTTAACTGAAAGGTCTTAGTCCCTGAGGTCGCCATTTTAGTATTCTTTTATTACTGTTAATACGATAACATAAGAATCTGCACTAGCGTGCCCAGTAGTAGTGAGTTTTATGTCGCCTGTTTTTCCACTAGAGGCAGCAGTATTTTGCAAGCCTCCCATGTAGGAAAAATCAATATCGTCGCTATAGTCTGAATTTAAATCCCAGCATATAGTGTTTGTACTAGCGTTCCATAATAATTTCACGCTCATACCAAAAGTTGAATAATTAACTCTTGCGACTTTACACCCTGTGCAAGCAGCACCA